GATCGATAGAGCTGCTGCCGCGCGATCAGCGCCTCCTGTGGGACCTCTCCGCCGTTTTGCGCACCGACACCCTGTCCCAGTACCAGGCCTACCAGGCGGCGTTGGGCGGCCCCGGGCCGCAGTCGCTGTGGATGCTCCCCGACGAGATCCGGGCCAGGGAGAACATGGACCCCATGGCCATCGTGCAAGCCCAGATCGACGACGAGGTCAAAGCGGCCGGCGTCGAGGTCGGACCGGCCGAGGTGGCCCCGGCGCTGCCCCCGGTGGCGGCTGCCCCGTCCTCGGGGAGCGCGGCGCCGGGGTCTGCCGCCCCCGACCAGCAGCCGGCGCCCATGCCGGAGAACATGCCGGCCATCGTCGGCGCCGGCGCCGGCAACGGCAAAGGAGGCTGATATGGCCGTATGGGACACTGCCTACGTGAACGACCTGCCCGACTCGGCGTTCCTGTTGATCGCCCCCGGTGGGCGTAAGGACGCCGACGGCAAAACGATCCCCCGCAACCTGCGCTACTTCCCGGTGGAGAACGCGGCGGGGGAGGTCGACACCGCCCACCTGCAGAACGCCCTGGCCCGCATCCCCCAGGCGTCCACCCTGAGCGCGGCGCAGCGGATGACGGCCATGGACAAGGCCAAGGCGCTGGCCAAGAAGCATCCGAGCGTGGGCGGCCCGGCCGGCACCTATGAGGGCAGCGCCGGGTCGGGCCGGGCCGCGGTACCGGCCGAGCCGGGCCTGCAGACCCGCGACTACATGGTGGTCATCGAGCTGCGCTCCGACGGCGACGGGCGCACCGTGCTCGGCCGGGCCGTCCCCTACGGGCAGACCGCCGAGATCCCGGGCGGGCGGGAACGGTTCGTGATGGGCGCCTTCGCCCGCCAGATCCAGGCCGGCAACATCGGCGCCGTCAAAATGCACTCCAGCCACTCCAGCCGGCTGGCGGGCGAGTTCCCGGTGGGCAAGACGGTGCACCTGGCCGAGCAGCAGGACGGCCTGCACGGAGCGTGGCGCATGTACGACACGCCGCGCGGCGACGAGGCGTTGCACATGGTGAAAACGGGGGAGATCACCGGCCTGTCGATAGGGTTCAAGGCGTCCGACGGCGGGACCCGCAAAGGCGCGGACGGGGCCTTCGAGCGCCTGGGCGCCCACCTCGACCACGTGGTCCTCACCGGGGAGCCGGCCTACGCCGGGGCGACGGTCACCGCGGTCCGGTCGGTCACCCATCCGATAGGCGGCTACCGCACCGATCTGCTCCGGGCTCGCAGCCTCCTCGAACGGGTAACCTCACGCTGATGGCCTGGCACTTCAAGATCTTGCAGGTCGACCCGCTGAAGGACGAAACCGACGAGGTGACGATTCCGGGCGGCTGGGAGCCTTTTCAGGTCGACCGGTCCGGCGCCGCGGGCTGGACCCTGTGCCTGCGCCTAGACGACGGGGTTCCGCTGGGCGACAAGCCCGGGGTGTAACCTCCGCGGTAGCGGTCGAACCATCGGGAACCGAACCCCGCCAGCCGTGCGGGAACCGGGCAGGGGTGAACCGACCAGGGTGATTCCCTGTGTCGCGCGCCCTGCGACCTCCTGCCTTGTGAGGTTTCCCCGATGAACCGTTTGATGGAAAAACTGGCCGGCGACTACCAGAAGCTCGTCGACTCCTACGAGACGATCCTGAACACCTGCGCGGACGAGGGCCGCGACCCCAACGACAACGAGGCCGGCCTCCTCGACGGTCTGCGCTCCGAGATGCAACCTCTGGGCGAGCGCCTGGTCGAGCTGCGCGAAACCGACGACCGCCGCTACGCCGCCGTCAGAGCGATGACCGACGCCCCCAGCCTGCCCGGCGCCATCACCACCAGCTCGGCGAGCCTGGTGCATGTCCGCTCGGAGCCGGAGATCTACCGCCGCGACGCCCACCCCACCGAGCGGCGCTCCTTCTTCCGCGACCTGCTCCACGCCCAGCTCGACAACGACACCGACTGCCGGTCGCTGCTCGAGCGCCACAACATGCAGATGCGCGCCGCCGGGACCACCACGACGGGCGCCGGTATCGTGCCGCCGACGTGGCTCTTCGAGGAGTTCGCCATCATCGCCCACGGCGCCCGACCCTGGGCCGACTCGCTGCGCCGGGTGGGGATCACCGACGCCAACCCGGTGAACATCGGTATCCAGAACGCCCCCGGCGCCGCCGTCACGGCGCAGGCGTCTGAGAACACCGCCCCCAACGACGGCTCCTTCAACGCCACCGTCCTCACCACGTCACCGAAGACGTACACGGGCAAAGTGGACGTGTCGCGCCAGCTGGTCGACGGGTCCAACCCGGCCGTGGACGGGATCATCTACGCCGACTGCATGGGCTCCTACAACGAGCAGATCGAGCAGGCCGTCGTCAACGCCTTCGAGAACGCCGCCTCCTATGCGGCCACCATCGTCTTCCCGGGCACCGCCCCCGTCTACGTCAACCTGTTCGACGCCTACCTGGACGCCACCGCCTCGGTCCGCAAACACCGCAAGGCGCCGCCGCGGGTGGTGTTGTGCTCTGAGGGCGCCTGGGCGTACATGGGCAAGGAGAAAGACTCCCAGAACCGGCCTCTGGTGACCACCGGCTCCCACGGCCCCATGAACGCCTACGGCCTGGGGGATCTGGTCACCTACGGCCAGATCGCCGGGGAGGTCGTCGGCCTGCAGGTCGTCCCCTCCTGGGCCGCGGTCGACAACCACATCTACGTGGCCAAGACCGACGACAGCCTCCTGCTCGAGTCCTCAACGTTCAACTTCCGCTACGAGGAGGTGCTCGGCCCCGAGTCGATCCGCCTGGGCGTGTGGGGCTACGCGGCCCCGATCATCGGCCGCTACCCGGCCTCGATAGCCAAGATCGACGCCGGTACCACCATCCCCGCCCCCGCCGAAGAAGAGGCCGACGCCCAGCCGGCCGTCGGCTCCGGTAAGGGCAAGTAGGAACACCCAGCGATGGCGACCGCCTGGCCGACCGTGACCGACGTACAGAACCTTTTGCGCGTCCAGGCCGGCAACACCGGTGACGACGACCTCGTCTCCACCGACCTGGCGGCCGCCATCGCCTGGGTCACCAACCGGGTGATCCTCGCCAGCATCCCCCCTATCAACACCGTTGTCCCCGACCCGCTGTTCACGGTGGCCCAGTACGAGGCGGCCCGCCTGTACCGCCGCCGCGACAGCGTGGATGGCACTATCGGCTGGGGTGACATGGGCGTGGTCCGGGTCGGCCCGAAGGACCCCGACATCGAGACGTTGATCGCCGCCTACCTGACGATAGTGACGTGAGCTGGAACCGGGCGCCGGTCACCGCGGCGCTGGCGTTCATGCTGACCAACGCCACCGAGGGCGCCGTCACCATCCACGAACGCCCCCCCGAGACGCTCAACCCGCCGGCGGTGGTCATCCACCGGCCCACGGTGTCCTACTCGGTGGCCGGCCTGGGTATCGACGAGGTCAGCCTGCCGCTGGTCATCGTGGGCGGCATCGAGTCCGAGGCGGCCATCGACGCCCTGAAGGAGACGTGCCGCCAGGCCATCCTGGCCGACCAGACGCTGGGCGGCAGCGTGCAGGTGGGATATCCGACCGAGGAGCGGAACTGGCGGAACTACACCGGCGCCGGCGGCATCCAGATATTGCAGGTCGAGCTGGTCTTAACCATCCAGATGTAAGGAGACACAGACATGCCAACCAAGACCGAGGAGCGTAACGGCGGTAACGGCAACGGGGGCGTGTCGCCGCTCTACACCGGCGACGCGGTACCACCGGCGGCGAACCCGCTGATCCTCAACAACGCCTATTTCGAGCTGACCGGTGTGAATCTTTCGTGCTTGGTAAAGCATGTGGAGGCCACCTTCGCCGAGAACAAACCGGTCACTGTGACCTCGCTGTGTGGAGAAGTTGACTGGCCCGGCGTGACGAAATATCACCTTCGTGTCACTTTTTACCAAACGTTCGATTCGGGGGCGGTCTACCAGACGCTCAACGCCGCCTACCAGGCGTACGTGCTCAACGCCACCCCGGCCCAGTTCCGGGCCAGGCCGTACAGCTCGAGGGCGCCCTCGGCGGCCAACCCCTGGATCTCCGGCTACGTCATCCCCCAGCCCTTCGACCTGCTCTTCGGAGACGCCGGGGCGGCGTCTGAGTGCGCCATCGACTGGAACCTGCAAGGCGCCCCCACCGTCGACCTGGGCTCGGTGGCCGCCGTCTCGGCGGTGGCCGGCTCGCCCGGCTACTACACGCCCTCCGGCGCCCAGGCCCCGGCCAACCTGGCCGCCCTGACCGGCCTGACCGCCTCGCCCACCGCGGCGTGGGCGACCGGCCAGTACATCATCACCGGCGACCTGCTCGCCAACCACTGGAACGGCACCGCCTGGACCGCCGGCAAAGCCTGAGGTGGCCCAAACCCCTCAGGTGGCGGTCATCGGCATGCGGGCTCTGGCCCGCGACCTGTCCAAGCTGACCTCGGACCGGGGCGCCTTGAACAAGGCCCTGGCGGCGGCGGCTAAGAGCGCGGTGGAGCCGGTGGCGGCGGCCACCCGCTCGACCCTGCCGCAGGTGTCGGGGCGACTGGCCGGTGATGTGCGGGCCTCGGGCACCCGCACCGGGGCGAGCGTGCGGATGGGGCGGGCATCGATCCGCTACGCCGGCTGGGTGGAGTTCGGCGGCACCCGCCGGGCGCCGTTCCCCTCGACGCGCGACTACCAGTCGCAGGGCCGGTACATGTTCCCGATAGCCCGCGATCTGGCCGGCAAGGCGGCCCAGATCTACTCGGCCGCCACCGAAAAAGCGATCAGCAGTTTCCCGTGGACCAACGAAGGAGCCGACCCTCATGACTGATGAGCCCCTGCCGGAGGTGATCGCGGTGACCTCGGCGTTCACGACCCGGCTGCCCTCCCAGCGCCTGATCGATCAGCTGGCCCGCCTGGAGATGGACGTCCCCTTCGCTGAGCTGGCCCAGTCCCAGCCGTTCCGGATCATCGCCTTCCGCAAACTTTTGGCCGACCACCCGGGACGGGACCAGACCAGCCTGTGGATGCACGCCTATGACGTGGAGGTGGAGGTCGTCGAGGCCGACCCTACGAACGGCAGCGGGCCGACGCTTACGCTGCCTTCTGCTCTTACTGGCACTGCCTCCCCGACCAGCTAGACGCCCTCACCGACGACATGTTCGAGGCCATGGTGCGCCACATGACCGTCGAGGCCGACGCCATCCGCGCCCATAACGCCACCGCCGAGGCGGCCATGCGCCGCGCCCGGAGATAGGAGATGGCCGGCCCCTCGGTAATGGTGCGCATCCTCGGCGATGCGTCCAACCTGGCCAAATCGGCCACCGACGTCGGCTCCAAGTTCTCCAAAGCGGCGTCCTCGGCTCACGCCGCCTTCTCGTCGATGCTGGGCACCCTCAACCAGACCGGCGTGCTCGGACCCTTCGGCGACGCCCTGTCCACCGCCGATCAGGCCCTGTCGAACCTCACCGAGCACGGCAAGAACATCTCCAGTGTCATGCTCGGTGCCGGCGGCGCCCTGGTGGCGGTGGGTGGCATCTTTTCGTCTTTGGGCTCGAAGGAGAAGGCCGCCCACCAGCAGCTGTCCCAGGCCATCACCAACACCGGCCAGGCCTACGGCACCTACGCCGACCAGATCGACAAGGCCGTCAAACACAACGAGAAGTTCGGCGACAGCTCGGTGGAAACCCAGGGCGCCCTGCAGACCCTGACCCAGGCCACCGGGTCGCCGGCTGCGGCCCTGAAACTGTTGGGCACGGCCACCGACCTGGCCGCGGCCAAACACGAGGACTTGAACACGGCAGCCACCCAGCTGGGCCGAACCTACAACGGCAACGCCAAGCTCCTGAAGGAGTACGGGATAGTCGTCGACAAGCACACCCACCTGACCAAGGACGGCCAGACCGCCACCCAGGCCCTCGCCGGGGTCTTGAAAGGGCAGGCGGCGGCCTCCGCGGACACCTTCAACGGGAAAATCAAGGGCATGTCGACCGCCATCGAGGACCACGTGTCCCTGCTCGGCGAGAAGTACGGGCCGGCGTTGCAGAAGACGGGGGCGGTCATCGCCGGCCTGGGCGGGATCATGAAGGTCGGCAAGGCCACCATGGACCTGTTCTCGTCCGGTCAGAAGGCCGCCGCCGCGGCCACCGACGTCATGTCCGCATCTGAGGACACCGCGGCAGTGTCCGAAGGCTTGGCCCTGTGGCCCATCCTGCTCATAATCGCCGCCATCGGCCTGCTGGTCCTGGCCGCCTACGAGATCTACAAGCACTGGAAACAGATCTGGGGCGACATCAAAACGATCATCAACGACGTGTGGGACTGGATCAAAAAGAACTGGCCGCTGCTGGTCGACATCATCCTCGGCCCCATCGGGATCGTCGCCACCGAGCTGTACAAGCACTGGAAGACGATCAAGGACGACGCCAAAGACGTCATCGACTTCATAACCAAGATCTGGAACGGAATGGTGTCCTTCTTCACCGGCATCCCCGCCCGCCTGCAGGCCGTCGCCGGGCACCTGTTCCAGTTCATCATCGACGCCGCCCAAACCGCGGCGGGGATCGCTGAGGGCGTCTGGAACAGTGTTGTGGGCTGGATGGCCGGCCTGCCCGCCCGCATCGGCGGTGTCGTCGCCGGCCTGTGGAACGGGATCTACAACGAGGCCAACCGGATCTGGGGACTGGTGGCCGGCATCTGGAACGGGATGGTGTCGTGGGTGGCCGGCCTGGGCGGGCGGATCACCGGGGTCGCGTCGGGCATGTGGAACGGGATAACCCAGGCCTTCCGCGGTGCCCTGGACGCCCTCATAGACCTGTGGAACCAGCTCCACTTCAAGCTGCCCGCCATCAACTTCGGCCCCATCCATCTCGGCGGCGAAACCATCGGGGTGCCCACCATCCCCCATCTGGCCCAGGGCGGCCTTATGACCGCCTCCGGTTTGGTGTTCGCCCACGCCGGCGAGGTCATCACGCCCGCCCCCGCCGCCGCGGCCCGGGGTCCGGTGGTGCACATCGACCACGCCCACTTCGCCCAGCGCCTCGACGTGGACGCCTTCATGGACCGGGTGGCCTGGGCGGCCCGCAAGAAGGCCGTATGAACGGCTGCGTTCGCCGGGCGTGGCTCACCCTCGGCGCCCTGACCGTGCCGCTCGAGTCGTGGGCGGGCGGCTGGTTCTGCTCCAACCTGGACCTCGGCTACCCCGAGGTGCGCGAGGTGCTCAACAACCGGCCCGACACCGACGGCGCCGTCGACCGCACCGCCTACATGGGCGCCCGCATCGTGAACGCCGAGATCAAGGCTGAGGCCGGCGCCGGGGGCCGCATCGACGACATCGCCGACAACTTCGCCCCGTTCATGGTCCCCTCGGCCCGCCCGGTGCTGCACTACATCCTGGACCGGCCCGGCGCCGCCGAACGGGTTCTCACCTTGCGGGCGTCGGGGTACGCCTGGCCCATCGCCGGCAACGTGGAACGCGACATTCAGCTGCAATGGAAGGCCGCCGACCCCATCATCCGTGACCCCAACGTGCAGACCGTGACCGCCCTGGCCGGCGCCGCCGCCGGCTCCGGCAGGACGTACCCGCTCATCTTCTCCCGCACCTACCCGCTGGGGGGCGGCTCCCCGTCCACGGCGGTTATCTCGAGCCCTGGGGATGTGCCGGTGCGGCCGGTCCTCAACATTTACGGGCCGGTGTCGGGGCCGATAGTGACCTTCACGCCGTCGGTGGGGGCGGTCAGCCGGGTCCAGTTCGTGCCCGCCTTCCGCATCGACCAGGGCCACTACGTGCAGGTCGACACGGTGGCCAAGACCGCCTACCTGGACGGCCCCGGCGGCGCCTCCGAGCTGGCCTGGCTGGACTGGTTCAACACCGTCTGGCCGGTCCTGCCCACCCTGCCCGCCACCACCACTATGGGCATGACCGGCGGGTCCACCACCGGCGTGTCGCAGGTGCAGGCCGTCTACCAGGACGGGTATCTCACGTGAGCGTCACCACCTGGCCGGCGGGACGCGGCCCCGAGGTCGCCGACCTCGAGGATCTCGACGGACCGCCGCTCGAGCGGGCGGCGCCGGGCACCTACCCGGTACCGCCGGGGCGGGGCCAGTGGCGCTTGACATTGCATAACCGGGACTTCACCGGGCAGCTGTCGCTCTACCAGACGTCCACCGCCGCGCTCACCGACTCCGTCTCCCGGGTGCTGACCCGGGCGTGGGACACCGCCGCCCAGCTCGACTTCAGCATCGACGGGCGCTCCGAGGCCGCCGCATTGATCTCCGAGCTGGCTCAGGACGTGGTGGCCTGGCGCTGGGACGACACCGCCGGGGTGGACCGGCCCATGTTCCGGGGTCCGATCACCCAGACCCAGGACAACCTCGACGAGCAGTCCCACACCGTGAACGTGACCGCCCACGACTACGTGGCTATGTTCTCCCGCCGCCTCCTGACCCAGGCCGTCACCTACACCGCTATGGATCAGGACGACATTCTGGCCGACATCGTCAACCGGGCCAGCAACGTCTCCTCGAGCGGTGGGACCAGCTTCGCGCCGGGGTCGGTGCTGCCCATCACCCTGGCCCTGGTCAACCCCGACGGCACCCCCCGCACCATCAAGTCCGGGCAGACCCGCACCCTGCCCTACCAGGCCTCCACCGACCTGCTCACCATCACCGACGGCATGGCCAAACTATTGAACGGGTTCGACTACGACGCCTTACCGGCCGGCCTGGGCGGCACCGCCGACGCCCTGCGCATCTTCTACCCCTACCAGGGCACCCAACGCTCCGACCTGGCCCTGGTGTACGGCTCGACGGTGGCCCAGGTGCAACGCAGCGTCGACTCGTCGATCTACGGGAACTACTGGCGGGTCATCGGCAACAACGGCAGTTCGGACCCCAACGCGGCCCAGCTGTTCGCCGAGACGTGGTCGTCCGACGCCAACAACGTTCCTAGCAATCCGGTCGGCCTGTGGATGAGTGCCGACAACGCCCCCAGCCTCACCAACGCCGCCGCCCTCACCGCCCAAGCCCAGGGCGACCTGTCCCTGCACGGCTCCCTCATCCCCACCTACACCCTCACCCTCACCGCCGGCGCCTACTACTACGGCGCCCCCTACATGGGCGACGTCGTCCCCCTGGTGGTCCGCTCCGGCCGTCTCAACGTGAACACCAACGTCCGGGTCCTCGGGATCACTTACACCATCGGCGACGACGGCCAGGAGGACGTGGCCCTCACCGTCGGCCAGCCCGGCCGCACCCTGATCCAGATGATCCAGGCCAGCCAATCCGACATCAACGCCCTAGCCCGGAGATGACATGACCCGCTACACGCCGCTATGGGAACAGTCCGGATCGTACGCGGCGAGCGTCGACCGTCATTTGATCTCGTCGCTGTGGCCGAACCCGGCCTCGACCGGCTGCGCATTGACCGCCCAGGCCGGCACCATGACCGTCAACGTGGCCGCCGGCACCGTCGCCGTCCCGTCCCAGAACGCCACCGGCTCGACCCTGTGCGTCTCCGACGCCGTCGAGCAGGTCGTCATCGCCGCCGCCCCCGGCTCGGGCCAGAACCGGATCGACCTGGTCATCTGCCGGCCCCGCGGCACCGACCTGGACGGCGGCGCCAACAACGACTTCATATTCGACACCGTCGCCGGCGTACCCGCCGCCAGCCCTGTCGCCCCCGCCGTCCCGGCCGGGACAGTGCTCCTCGGCCAGGTCCTCGTCCCCGGCGGGTCCGCGGCGGTCACCCAGGCCAACATCACCGACGGCCGCCCGGGCGGGTTCAGCCCGCTACGAACCGTCGGCCGGGCCGTCGGCCCCGCCGCCCAGGTCAACCTGCCGGCCGCGTTCGGGTTCACCACCGTCCTGACCGTGACCGTGCCGGTGGTGGCCGGCCGCCGCTACCGGGTCTACGCCAACGCTTTCATCAACATCGGCGGCTCCGCCGTATCCAACCGCAACGCCATCCAGGTGGCCCCCGTCGACGTGACCCATGTGTCCGCCAACACCGGCCGGGTGCAGATACTGGCCCAAACCAACGGCAGCGGCTTCGCCCCCAACGGCACCTGGACCTACACGGCGCCGTCCACCGGCAACCAAACCTTCACCCTGGCCGCCGGGACCGACCAGGCCTCTACCGTCGCGGTCAACAACGCCGAACTGTCCATCGACGACATCGGCCCGCCCTAGAAAGGAAAACCATGACCCCAGAACCCGAACCCACCCCCGAGCCCGACG